TATGTCTTATGCGATGGGATTGTGGATTAGAGAAACAGCTCTTAGATTAAGAAATGAGGGTATTGAATTACAAAAGAAAGCCCTAAACAATATTACATCAAATCAAGGTGTTTATACACCTAATGACAACCAAAATGATTCTTGGACTTGGGAAGTAAATAAAAAACAAGAATCTTTAGATTGGTTAATTAAATAAGTGAGGTAAAAAATGGCCGATACAAGTTTATTTAGTAGATTAAAACGATTATTTAGTACGAACGTAATTGTACGTAATGTAGGTGGTCGTCAACTACGAGTTTCAGATACAAGTAGGACTCAATCCATAGCAAAAACAAATCTTGTTGATAGATATCAGAAGATTTACATGGGTGCTGGATTGAGTGGGTATTCTGATTCTATGTTAACAAAATCAATGAGATTAAATCTGTTTAAAGATTATGAACAAATGGATAGTGATGCTATTGTCGCTTCAGCTCTTGACATTTATGCAGATGAATCAACCATGAAGTCGGAGTATGGTGATGTCTTAACTATTAAAACAGATGATGAAAATATCAAACAAATATTACACAATTTATATTATGATATTGTAAATATTGAATTCAATCTCTGGCCATGGATTCGTAATATGTGTAAATATGGTGATTTCTTTTTAAAACTTGACATTGATGAAAAATACGGAATTACTAACGTAGTACCACTTTCAGTATATGATACTTCACGAGTAGAAGGTTTAGACCCTGAAAATCCAGAGTATGTTAAATATTTAATCGAATCAACAACTGACCAACATAGATATAAAGCTCAAGAATCAGCTACTAAAACTGAGTTGGAAAACTATGAAGTAGCACACTTTAGATTACTTTCAGATTCAAATTACTTACCATATGGTAAATCACAAATTGAAGGTACTCGTAAGATTTGGAAACAATTATCTCTTATGGAAGATGCTATGATGATTCATAGAATTATGAGAGCACCAGAGAAAAGAGTATTTAAATTGGATATTGGTAATATCCCACCATCTGAAGTTGAAAACTTTATGCAGAAGACAATCAGTAAGATGAAGAGAGCACCAGTTGTTGATGAAAATACTGGTGACTACAATCTTAAATACAATATGCAAAACATAACAGAAGATTTCTTCCTACCAGTTCGTGGTGGTGATAGTGGTACAAGTATTGATTCATTACCTGGTTTAACATACGAAGCTACAGAAGACATTGAATATTTAAAAAACAAATTATTATCTTCACTTAGAATACCAAAAGCGTTTTTAGGATTTGAAGACCAAATTGGTTCTAAAGCTACTTTAGCTGCTGAAGATGTAAGATTTGCTAGAACTATTGAAAGAATACAAAGAATTACTGTTAGTGAGTTAACTAAGATTGGTATCGTTCATTTATTCTCTCAAGGTTATCAAGATGCAGATTTAGTAAACTTTGAATTAGAGTTAACAAATCCATCTACGATATATGAACAAGAAAAGATTGAACTTTGGAATAATAAAACATCATTAGCAGAATCAATGTTAAGGGATGGTTTAGTTTCTTCAGAATGGATTTATAAGAATATATTTGGATTTACTGACAAAGAAATAAAAGAAGAAGATGATAATATAGTATTTGATTATAAACAAAAGTTTAGAAGACAACAAATAGAAAATGAAGGTAATGACCCAGCTAAAACTGGTGAATCACAAGGTACACCATCAGATATGGCAATGGGTAGAACAGGTCACGAATTGGATGATAAAGGTGGAGCACCAGAGGGTGGTTTTGAAGGAGCTGGTAGACCAAAAGAACCTAATAAGTATGGTAAAGATAGTGGAACACGTGGTAGAGACCCATTGGGAGCACATGATATGAAGAAAGGTGGTAGTGGAGCACCTAAATATGGTAAACCATTAGCACTATCACACTATGATGCATTGAAAAAATCAATGAATATTACCACTAAAGACACAAAAATTATCACAGAAGTATCCGAACTTGAAGATGAATATAAGAAAGAGGTAACTTCTGTAAACAAAGATAGTTAAAATGAATAATTATTACATAACTTTATATTTATTTATGAATAAGTACAGATAAAATATTGGAGTATTTTGATGGCTCGTAAATTAAAACATTCTAAAATAAAGAATACTAGTATTCTTTTTGAAGTGTTAACAAGACAAATAACTGCAGACGTTTTAGAGGGTAAAGACACCAAGACAGTAAAGCTCGTAAAACATTTTTTTAATGAAAATACGGAGTTGGGTAAAGAACTACAACTATATCGTGTTTTAGCAGAAAAAACATATCCTTCTGCAGATAAAGCGACACAGTTGTTAGAAACTGTTATTAAATCAAGACAAAGACTTAGTAATTCTAAGCTTCGTAATGAGAAGTTTAATCTCATTAAGGAGATAAAAGAGAATTATAATGTAACTGATTTTATGAATGTTCGTCTTCCTAACTATAAAATCCTAGCTTCTATATATAATATATTTCAAGCTGAATCAACTACAGACAACTTTAATCCAGAAGATGTGGTTAATTCTAAATTTACTGTACTTGAGAATATAGTAGGAAAGAAAAAGTCAGCTAAAAATGATAATTTCTTAAAAGAATATAAAGAAAAAGATAAAGATTTACGTTTATTAGCTTACAAAATACTTGTTGATAAGTTTAATACTAAATATAAAACATTAAATGAATCACAAAAGGGTTTGTTAAAAAATTATATTAACAACATTTCTAACACAAATTCTCTAAGAGAGTTTGTCGATACACAAGTAAATAAAACTAAAAAACAATTACAAAAACATTTACCATTAGTAGATGATAATATAACAAAAATTAAATTATCAGAAGCAATTAAACAAATTGAAACCTTGAAAAAGGGACAGATAGTTACAGAAAAACAAGTTTTAAATTTAATGAGATATTATGAACTTGAAAAAGAGATTAACAATGTCCACAAGAGATAAACTAAAAGAATTAATTAGAGGTCTAATACGTCAAGAGATGGAAGAGGCTTCTATGACTGGTAATTTAGACGGTGGTGCGGGGCCCCCAAAAACACCATATGCTTTCCAATCTAAACCTAAATCTAAAAAAGATAAAGATAAAGAAAAAGCTATAATGAAGGCTATGGGTTATACTAAAGTAAATGAAGCTAAATTTCACGTTAAAACAGAAATGGGTAGTGTAATAGTTGACGCTGGTGGTAAAGGTGAAGCAGTTATGAAAGTTGCTAAGGCTCTTAAAAAAGGTCGTAAAGATATTATAAGTGTAAATAGAGTTGGTGTTTCTAAAGCAAAACAAGTTGATAAGAAACTTGAAAATGTTAATGAAGGAAAATATCACGATTGGAGAAATGACGAAACACTATCACCAAAACAAAAAATTGGTATGTCAGTTAGAGAAGTTAGACACGCTTTAGATTCTTTAGATAAAACAATTAAAATGAATGTTCGTCTTAAAAATGAGTTAAACGTGGATTCAAGAAATTATTGGAAAAATACACATAAAGCACTCTCAAAGATTTCAGAAAGATTAGTTAAATTAGCAACTAAAGTAGGAAGTTTAAAATAATGAAACAACTTATAGTCGATTATTTACCATTTCAGATTACACCTGACCAAATTAACGAATCCATTAAAGAGAATAATGGTAAGTTAGTTGTTAAGGGTGTATTACAAAGAGCGGAAGCTAAAAATCAAAATGGTAGAATATATCCTCGTGAAACTCTTATGAGAGAAGCGAAAAAATACGAAAAAGAATTTGTAAACGAAAAAAGAGCTATGGGTGAGTTAGACCACCCAGAGAGTTCTGTAGTTAACCTTCAAAACGTTTCTCATAATATAACAGAGATGCATTGGGAAGGTGATAACCTATTAGGTACTGTAGAAGTTGTTGGTACACCAAGTGGTAATATATTAAAAGAATTATTTAAAGCAGGTATCAAACTTGGTATCTCTTCTCGTGGTATGGGTTCAGTAGAAACTGTAAACGAAGATGGTGACCAAGTAGTAAAAGTTCAACCTGATTTTGAACTTATAGCGTTTGACTTTGTATCGAATCCATCTACTCATGGAGCGTTTATGTACCCAATGAATGAGTCGGTAGACAAACAACAAGGTAGAACTTGTGGTGAGTATTGTAAGGTTGAATCAATCATTAACGATATAATGAGAGGTTAAATGAGTTTTTTATCTAAATGGAAAGAATATCGTCACGAACTTAATGAGGATAAAATCAATATGGGTTCTGGTGGATATAAAGGTGATTTCGATAGTTTAGAGGACGCTATTAGTAGAGTTGATAGATTACTGAAGAGTTTAACTAAAGAGTTAGCTAAAGATAAAGATGCTAATTACAAACCACAAGTATTAGAATTACAACGTTTATATAAAAGAAGCTTTATTGAATTTAAAATAAAATTAGACCAGTTTAAAAGGAAAAACACGTGATTAAGTTAAAAAAAATACTTAGTGAAAGTGCATGGAATAGAAAGTTTGGAGAACCATTACCAACACTCGAAGATGTGATAGAAAAAAAAGATAGTAGTGTTAATGAAGGGCCACAAGACCAAAGACCAGCTGATAAAGAAGTTCAACGTTTAGTAAAAGCTGAAGGTAAACTTCGTGAGAGGATGTTGAAGTTAGAACAAGTATTTCTTCGTGATGGTAACCCTAATAGTGTAAAATTAAGTAAAGATTTAAAAAAAGTATACAAAGAAACTGTCACAAAGTTTATGAGAGAAATGATTAAAATCAGAAAGAAATTTAAATAGTGCCATCTAGGTCTAAAGCACAACAAAGATTTATGGGATTGGTTCACGCTTATAAAAAGGGTGAGGTTCCAGCAAGTAAAG